AGATCAACCTAATATTGAATTGACCGCAAGACCAAAAGAAGGAGATTTAATTTATTTTCCTCTTGGTGATAGAATATTTGAAATTAAGTATGTAGAACATGAACAACCATTTTATCAACTACAAAAAAATTATGTCTATCAATTAAGATGTGAACTCTTCAGATATGAAGATGAAGTTATTGATACTGGAATAGAAAGTATTGATGATGATATCGCTCAAATTGGATATATTCAAACTTTAACTATGATTGGGGCGGGAAAAACCGCTACAGCAACAGCTTCCATATGTGCAAGTGGATCTGTTCAGAAAATATACATTAATAATATGGGGGGATCTTACACTTCCTTACCAGTTATTGGTATTTCTTCTGCTCCGGATGGAGAAACAACTGCTGTCGGAATTGCTTCCATTACAAATAGTTATGTGAATTGTAACGGTCAGATTGGTGGTAAGTTAGAAGCTATAAATCTAGTTAATTCTGGTTGCGGATATACCGTAGCACCTTGGATTACAATTCAAGGTGGTGGAGGAGTTGGTGCAGCTGCAACTGCCGGCATAACAACTGGAGCTGTTCAAATAGTCACTGTTACTGATGGTGGTTCTGGATATACTACTAACCCACCTGTCACTGCTACTCCAAGTAATGGTGCTTCTTTTGTAAGTAATATTAATTCTGCAGGAGTTGTTACTTCGATTTATATTTCTAATAGTGGAAGTGGATTTAGCACATCTCCAACAATTACGATTGGATCTCCTATAGGGATTGGAACGGGAGTTGGTGTAGGAACTTATGTCTTCAATGAAGTTGTAACTGGTGAAACATCTGGAGTTACTGCTAGAGTGAAGACCTGGACTAAATCTACCAATGTTCTTGAGGTATCTATTATTGACGGAACATTCACTCCTGGAGAAGTTATTGTTGGATCAAAATCAAATGCAAGATATGGGATTTTGGAACAAAATACTGATGATTTAGTCACACCTTTTGCTGATAATGACAATATAGAATTGGAAGCTGATAAAATATTAGATTTCTCAGAGACTAATCCTTTTGGGATGCCATAGGTTCAAAGTTGTTAAATAGTAGTAGACTAATAGTACAAAATAATGTTTGAGTATTTTTATAACGAAATTTTTCGATCCGTGATTATCGGATTCGGTACATTGTTTAATGGAATTGAGATTAAACATAGTTCCGATAGTGGTGTTGAAAGTGTTGTTAAGGTTCCACTATCATATGGACCTACTCAAAAGTTTCTTGCTAGGATGGAGCAGGAAGCAAATTTAAATAAACCAGTTCAGATGACACTTCCTAGAATGTCATTCGAATTTATTGGATTGCAATATGATCCAAGTCGAAAATCCACTCAAACTCAAACTATTATTAATCAAACACCTGACGGAAATAATCTTAAAAGGAGTTATGTTCCTGTTCCATATAATATGTCGTTCACTTTGTCTATCATGACAAAATTGAATGATGACATGCTTCAAATTACTGAACAGATTTTACCTTATTTTCAACCGGCTTATAATCTTTCGATCAATTATCTTGGTGAATTAAAGGAAAAGAGAGATATTCCAATTCAACTAGATTCTATTGATATGAATGATGATTATGAAGGTAATTTTGATACTAGAAGAGCATTAATCTACACTTTAAGTTTTACCGCTAAAGTATATCTTTTTGGTCCTATTACGGATGTCACAAGTCAGATTGTCAAGAAAGTTACTGTTGGTTATCTTTCTGGAAGTGGTCCAAAAGATCCAAAAGCTACAAGAGACGTTACTTATCAAACTACTCCAAGAGCAACCAAAGATTACAACGGAGATATTGTAACACTCTTGTCTAAAAATCTAAACATGATTGATACATTGGTTGAAGTTGATGATGGAAGCACTATTACAGAAAAAACTTACATCTATGTCGGACAAGAAGAGATGTATGTTGAATCGGTCACTGGAAATACTCTTGTAGTTAGAAGGGCTCAAGATAATACACAGGCATCAAATCATGTCCTTGGTGCTCAAGTTTCGGCTATTACAGAAGCTGATAACAATCTCATTCAATTCGGAGACAACTTCGGATTTGATGGTGATATTTTTTGATAGGGGATAAATTGTGGAAAATAAATTTGAAAAGTTAGACGAAACTTTTGATGTCACACCAATCAAATCCGAAGAAATTCAAATTGATACAAAAATAGAAAAAATTTCTTCATCTGTTGATGATATCAAAAAAGATTATGAATATACTAGAGGTAATTTATATTCCATTATTGAAAAGGGGCAAGAGGCTATCAACGGTATATTGGAACTTGCTCAGGAAAGTGAGATGCCTAGAGCATATGAAGTTGCTGGGCAATTAATTAAAAATGTTTCTGATGCTACTGATAAGTTGATGGATCTACAGAAAAAACTTAAAGACGTTAATAAGGAAGAAGAATCAAAAGGACCTACAAATGTTACAAACGCACTGTTTGTTGGGTCTACCGCAGAATTGCAGAAGTTATTGAAGAAGGATGTGAATGACTTATAAATACATAGAGTGGAAAATCTAGGCGGTATAACATGTCAGCAGTGCCGACAGTAAACATATCTATTGATAGTGGTACTAACTTTACTGCCACATATACGATTTCAAATTCGGACGGTAGTGTTTTGGATTTAAGTGGATATACCGCCTCATCAAAAATTAGAAAATATCCAACTTCTCCAACATCTAATGATTTTTCTGTAGGAATAGCTTCTACTTCTGGAAAAATTACCATTTCAATGGCAAGCACTTTAACTACTGGATTGAGTGAGGGGAGAAATTATTATGACATTGTAATTGTGTCCCCATCCAGCACTACTTCAAAAGTTATTCAGGGGATGGCTATAGTAAATCCAACTGTCTCTGAGTAATAATGACGGATTATAACGTAACCTTCAATGGTGGAGAATCATATAAAGTTTCCGCCTCAGAAAATAGTAGCACTAACTATGATATTTCGGTATCTTCTGCTGGTGTCCAAGGAATTCAAGGAACTCAAGGAACTCAGGGGATTCAAGGTGATTTAGGTGTTCAGGGAACAGACGGTGCTTTCGTAGCACAAGGGATTCAAGGAATACAAGGTGTTCTAGGAATTCAGGGAATTCAAGGTGTCATAGGAACAACCGGTCATACTGGATCTACTGGTGGTGCTGGTCCGCAAGGTGCTTTAGGAAATACTGGTCTTCAGGGTATTCAGGGTATTATTGGAACTGCCTCTACTGTAGTTGGTCCTCAAGGAACATTAGGTATTCAAGGAACAACTGGTCTTCAGGGTATTCAGGGTATTATCGG